TCCGGCAGGAGCCTTGATATCATACTTCTCATGATCGTTACCTTTTTCGGTAATCATATCGAATACCATCCCGACCGTCATATCATCGAGATCTTCCTTAGATAAGTGCAATTCTGCGCATCGAAGCATAAATATCGCACCATTCGGCTCTCTATCTCTTGGAGCTATTTTTTTTTACTTTGGGATGTTTGTTTTGTATTTATGGCCCACAGCTCAAGGATATGTGGCAAAATGGTATACACTGAGAACATATCGAATGTATCAAGCCAATCATCTGCCGTTTTTTCTACGATATCTGGATCTGCGTGACGAGCCATTGTGTAAGCTACATCTTCAAAGATTTGCAAGTCAATAATATCAAGGCTTTCATCGGATTCTTTTTTCTTCTCATAAGCTTTCATCAGCTTATTCATATCCATTATCATATCTCTTCCGATAAGAGCACGATAAAGCCTCGGAGTGCGAGCTGTTGCCCGGAATTTCACTTCTATTCCATCAATTTCGATTGTTTTATCCATTTATTCCTTCCCTTTTCCCTAGATATACTTTTTTATATTCTGCAAAAGCTCATCATCACACTTATCAGCCACAGGAGCTATATGTTGGAATGCTCTTGTGCGCCCACCATCCACCGTTGCATGGCCCTTTTCAAGCAGATGAGTAAGCCTATAATGCTTTTCGTTGTGAATAACAGCCTTCTTATCCCTTTTTAACTTCAGAACCTTCCATGACTTGTTATATTCATCCCACGAGCCATATTCCCCAGATCCTGATGGATGAGCATTGTGGAGCTGTTGAAGTGCAGTATTTGCTGTTTCAGACAGCCCCTTCTCGGCAGCCTCTTCTGTCACATCCTTAAAATTTTCCAAATATTCAAGAATTACATTCGACAGATCATCGACTTTAACCTTTTTATTGCTCATCAAAATAATCCTTTTACGTTGTAGCTGTAACAGGGATATAAGGTGCTGTATGCCAACCTGCAAGAACCGTTGCATCAGTAGATGCTGTTGACATAGCCATAACTCTTCCGCTCGCAAGAGGAGCAAATGAAACATCAAGCTCCTGAGTAGAAGGCTCCTTGCTATCCGTTGTGGTGGACTTATCCAGAGAAGGACGAGAAGCGGTTCCGTTGTAAAGAACGAACTTCGTGCCTGTCTGATCGCCATCTTCTTCGAATGTCATAGCAAAGTGTGTAGGCTCTGCAATATCCTCTACAAGAACATCATTGTCATCTGTGATGTATTTGAGAATCTGTGTTCTGAATTCATCAGGAATAACAGCAACGGTAAGTGATCCTGCATAACCGTTGTTTGCCACTGATGTGTAATATTTGATGTTATCAGCATAGAAATCGTTTGTATCACCTTGCTTATCAAGCGAAAGGCTAACTGTTCCCGGAATGTTGATAACACTACCATAAGTAGGTACTCCGCCCACTTCCGCTGTTATCGGGAAAACATGGACGTTTTTGATACCAAATTTTACCTTATCTGCCATTTCTTTCTCCTTACGTTGTAGTGTGTGTTATCACTATCGATGTTGTATATGTGATCATGTAGCAATTCTCTGAATCGATGTAATCCTCGTATTTCTCCCAAACGAGATTGTTTTCCGCAAGCATAAGCTCAATAGCCTGCTCGCTTGCCTCGTCTTTTTTGGCTGTATATAACTCTATATCCACTTCTTGAATGACCTGATAAACAGATTCATCCGCTTTAAAGTTATCTGTGTTAGTACATAGATAACAGATAAAGGGAAGCTTCGGAGCTTTTCCAACCGGAAACGCACGATATGCCACCTTCTTATTGAAGCCAGAGATTGAATTCAAAGCTGTATTCAGATCTTTAAGAGTCATCTTCTTCAGCTCCCTTCCGTTCTGTGACATATAATTCAATCCGCCCATCATCTCTCCGATATGTACGATACACGGTATAAACCGTTGACTTATATTCAAGAAGCTCTTGACCGCTGTATTCGTTTAGCCATACCGTCATCCGATATTCGGGTTTGAATCCTTGCATTCCTGCCTGATAGAACTCACTCATTGTGATGGACTCGATTCGAGCAAAAACATCAGCTTCTGTCCTTGTTTCCGTCCATTCTCCCAGATCATCCTGCGTGTATTCTATTGTGAGGAGCTTGATTTTCTCTGCGAGATTCATTGAATTACCACACTGTGTAGCCTGTTGCCATGCTCATCTGAGCCTTCTGTTCATCATATGACTTCTTGTATGCTTCCGATCTATCAAGTGATCCATGCATAATCTCGAACTGATAACCGCAATATGTAATAATTGCCCGGATTATAAGCGCATCATCTGTGTCTGTGCTTATAACCAGAGCATCTACTCCGGCAATTCCGAGATCCTTTGCAGCCGCATCAATCATATCGGTCAGCTCTGAATCGAAATCATCTCCACTTATGAGAAGTGCTAATTTTACTCTATCAAGCATGGTTTACCTCTGTTATGCTCTTCCTATACGTTTCCTGATACTCAGGATAAACAACAAAATGCCCTACATGGCCCACTTGAACGTGCGGATCGGCCCATATCTCATGACCGAGATCCGTTGCACGCTTACAGAATGTTATGTCCTCACCAAGCTCCCGACTCGGGAAGAATGCTGTGCTGTGATGCGACCATACATCCTTGATAACGTCCACGCTCATTAGAACGCAAGCCATTCCACATCCTGCAACCTTGAATGGTTCACTCGGATAATCACCTTCGAATCTGCGAATCCCCGGATATATCTCCAAAAATAAACAGCTTGGATAAGGTGCTCTCCTGCTATGTGCTATGCCGGTTATGAATTCCTTGCCACTATCCATAAGATCATCAAATAGATCCTCGGTAAAAACCATATCGGAATCAAGCCACAGAACATGGCTGTAATCCCCGGAGATGGCTTTCAATGACAATTTATCTCTGCCAACATAAACAAGCGTGCCACTCTGGAAGGCTACTTCATAATCGATTCCATCCATATCAAGCCTTCTGATAAGCTTCGTAAGGCTCTCCACGAATTGAAATGGCATCTGATCGTTTGTAGGAATAGCAATCAATAACTTCATTTTTTCTTTGCAGCAGGCTTTTTAACTGCTGTCTTCGTTACTTTTACCTTTTTTTCAGGAACTTCCACTTCAGGAAGCTTCTCTTCAGGCACTTCAATGGCCTTTGCAACAGGAGCCTTGACAGCTTCAACTTCTATTGCACCATCCGTTGTTGTGAGAAAATAGCACTCTTCCGGGGAAACCTCAACGATCTCCCCGGCTTTGTGCATTATTCTCGCATCTCTTAAGAGCTGAACCTTCATAGATTATGCGCTCTTCTTGATGTTGCAGAACATATTGCACGCTGTCAGTGCATGAGCTGCATACTGTCTACCAACGATCTTGACGAGATCTGCCTCAGCCTCGGAAAGATCATCGTACTTAATAGCTATGCCATCACCTTCGGGATAGTTAACCTGAGCACCACGAAGATCACCAACGATAGCATATACAGCATTCGTTGAAGCTGCGCTATATGCAGGAAGTGCTGAAGTAAACAGAACGGGAAGTCCGTTGAACGGATCGAAGCTGAAGTTTCCGCCTGCCTGAGCTGCGATGAAGGAAGCGTATGTAAGCTTGTTCATGATGATAACAGGATTCTGTGCCTCGTCTGAAAGGTTAGCGAATGCTGTTGCAACTGTGGTAAGTGCCGGATTCATTGTGATAGCCGGAACTGATACAGCACTTGAGCTTGCGCTTGTGGATGCCGTTGTGATATCACCGATAACAAGAGCTGTAAGCTTCTTAACGATCTGATATGTAAGCTCATCATAGATGTAACGAACGAGAGTCTCACCACCCATAGCAATAGCTTCGTCTGATACTCTGATCCACTTCTTGATGGTAGCAGGAACCATCGTTACGATACCAAGAGTAAGGCTTTCTTCTGTAGGAGCTGCTGTTCCTTCAGTATGAACATAAGCAGCATCAGCGGAAAGCTCGAAAGGAACTTTAAGATTTCCACGGATTTCGGTT